GGTCAACCCACGGCGGATTTACCAATCAGACAGTCTCGTTTCATGCCTTTGAGGACGAAGTAAAGCAGTCGTCAGTAGCTCAGACAATAGCTTGGCGATCATCCAATAACGCTAACGCTTTTGCGCCCCATGCAATAGCAAGTGGTCTTGTGGTAGCAAATGGCAATCACGTCCAATCTGACCCATCTCGCCATCCCGATTTGGCCGCTCCTTGGGAGTTTTCAATTGACGTTGTAGATGGGTTGATTCGGATCGAGACGATTCGAGCCGGCGACGAAAACTCTGACCCAGAATTCGGCCTGCTGGTCGCTCACCTCGGAGGAGATAGGGCGACTGCCGGTCTGATGTCGACGCCAGCAGAACCGTCTGAGGATGCAGTGAACGCTACTTTTAGCCCGTCGATCGACTCCAATTTAAAAGGTTTGTTGTTACAGCTCAACAACGTCAGTACAGTGGGGGTCGATTTAGTCGACAGCCCAATGGCCGGCCATTACGGTATGGCAATGATTTCTTCGGCACCGGCTTCCGACCGATTCTCTTCCCAATCCAGTTGGGACGCGGACGCCGAACCGACGAATGCACTGACGACGCAGGGAGATTTCCTAAGCGTGCAATCAGATGATGGGTCGCTCGCTATCGTCGGTGAGGCCGACATTGTCGATAACAATCTGAGCGTTGCTTTCACAGATTCACAGACTTTCCATTTTCCGTTCCTAGCGATCGTTGAGGGTCCGCCAGAGCCCGATCCGGATCCCGATGATGATGATAATGATGATGCTACAGATAGCGATTTAGAGACCCGTCTAACTTCGATTGAACAAACACTTGCGGAACTTGCCGCGTGTCCGAAACCGATTGTCGAAGACCTAGACAACCCCGGTGAGTTTGTCATAAATCCAATATTCGCTCCGATCGTTGATTTGATACAAGCTATCAAAGTAGATACAGGGGACGCCTTCAAAGACGGCGACACCATTAAAGTCGATGTCGTGCCAAACAATTCAAACCCAGAGGATGGATCTTTAACTGCACTACATACAAGGGTGGACGACGGAACGCCAGCGGAAAACTAATACGTTTTCTTCAAGCAAAAGTTTAGGTTATGTTTTTAGCGATCAATGCACAATTTTTTCACGATAGAGTTCCGCCGCAATTCGTGGCGTCGCAAAGTCCGTCGTACAGCAACCCGGCAGATCCGACTAGCGGTAGTAACGTCACGCTTGCGGCTACAGGTGCTCAGCCTGTGCTCGACCCCGGTCCAGCCCGAATTTGGGGATTTACGCACCCGGCACCATCGGCAGTTTTAGCGGGGACCGTTATCCCCGGTGTCGGGGTCGGTATTGCTGCGTCGTCAACTGATAAACTCGACATAATTTGCGCAGCTGTTACTGAGATACTAGCTATACTCCGAAAAACTCCGCACGAAGGGAGCGGCTACCATAAGATCGTTAACGGCCTTGGTAAGCCGATCCATATCCGCATTGATCCGCCCGATGATGGTAAATAGCCATGAACAATCAAAAGAAAAACATGCGAGCCAACCAAGCTCGATTTCTCGAAGCGTACGAAAGGCTTGGATACATCAGCAAAGCTGCGGCCGCTGCGGGTATCACGTCGCGAGCCCATTACAAATGGATGGCGGCGGATCCCGACTACGCCGAACGGTTCGACGATGCGCACCTAGTGCACTGCGAAACGTTGGAAGTCGAAGCGCGTCGCCGCGCCGTCGAGGGTGTCAAGCAAGATATTTATTTTAAAGGTAACATTTGCGGCGATAAGCAAGTTTATTCCGACCAACTATTGGTCGTGCTGCTTAAAGGTGCGATGCCTGATAAGTACGCGGATCGTAAACAGATCAGCGGGCACAACGGCGGGCCGCTTGAAATTCACGAAGAGATTATCTTCGCCGACGGTTCGACCGATGAAGCTGACGACAGCGGGTTATTCTAATGGTCGTCCGCAACACTGGTTGCGTTACGCCGGTCCCGCGCGGACACGCCGCGCGAGTGAAGCCGCCGGCACGCGTTAAAAAAATTCAGATGCACCAAGTGCAATCGCTGTTCAAAAATAGCGAATCGCGGCTTCGTGCATTCTGCGGCGGCATCAACACCGGTAAAAGCTGGATCGGCGCTTATGACCTGGTTACGCGAGCCAAGCCGGGACGTTTATACATGGTCCTCGCGCCTACGTTCCCCATGCTTCGCGACGCTGCTTGGCGTGCGATAAAATCGATCGCAGAAGATTTAGGTTATTTAGCGTCCGAAAACAAAGGCGAAATGAAAATAACGCTCGGCAACGGTGCCGAGATCCTAGGTCGATCGGCCGACGAACCGGATCGGCTACGTGGGCCGAACTTGTCGGGCGTATGGATGGACGAAGCCGGACTGATGTCCGAATCGATTCTTAACATCATGCTCGGGCGTTTGCGCGAGGGCGGTGAGCTAGGTTGGTTATCTGCCACGTTTACGCCCAACGGTAAACGGCACTGGACGTACCGCGAATTCGCGTTAGCCGACGACGCACAGTTGTTCCATTGTCGCAGTGCCGATAATCCCTTCGCGCCGAAAGGGTTCGTCGATTCGCTCAAATCAAGATACTCGGCGCAGTTTGCGAGACAAGAGCTTGAAGGGTTATTCGTCGAGATCGACGGCGAAGAGTTTTCAGCGTTGTGGTTCGACGAAGATGCAGTGTTTTTTGAACAGTGGCCCCAAAACCTAGCACTTAAAACGATGGCGCTCGACCCGTCGAAGGGTAAGTCGGATAAAGTCGGCGACTTTTCTTCGTACGTGAAACTCGGCATTAACCACGAAGATATGATCTTAATCGAGTGTAACATAGGTCGACGACCAATACCCGAAATGATTTCAACGGGCGTGGATTTGTATCTGGATTTTCAACCGCACGTCTTTGGCGTAGAATCTAACGCCTGGCAGGATCTTCTAGCGCCGGAATTCGCACGCGAGTTTCGACAACGCAACGTTATTGCGCCGGATATCTGGGAAATTTACAACCACACAAACAAGCTGGTTAGGATTCGCCGGCTCGCGGGCTACTTGTCGCATAACCGCGTTAGGTTTAAAGCGAACTCGCCGGGTACGCAAATGCTGATAGACCAGTTTTTGGATTTCCCGAAGGGGCCGCACGACGACGGCCCCGATAGCATGGAAATGGCGATACGACTCGCCGAAGAACTAACAAAGGGCGCATAACTCGATGGGCATTGACAAAGACATTAAGCGAATCGAAAAGTACGTCGAAAATCTTATACACGATTACGTTGACCCTAAAGAGGCGTTTCTTGGCCCCGACGGCGAATATTGGAACCCGATAAGCGGTGGCACCAAGGGTGCGGGTTTTGGGCTGATCGAACAACCCCCGTACCGCACGACGCCCGAACTGATGTGGATGCGGGTTATCGGTAAATTCCTTTACTATTACAACGGCTATGCGATCAACGGTTACCAATCGCGAGTCAACTATATTATCGGCAAGGGGCACACGTACAACGCCGAGCTTCGCGACAGTGCCGGCGACCCTGGCGCGCCTATTCGCGTTAACGCTTGGCTCGAAAAGTGGTTACGTAAAAACAAATGGAAACGTCGGCAAGGCGAAACGCAACTACGCGGCGACCGCGACGGCGAAGGGTTCTTGCGTTTTTTCTATCCCGACGATGGTTATATGCTGGTTCGTTACGTCGAGCCAGCGGCAATTGTTGAACCACCGACCGGCGAGCAAACAGCAGAATACGACGATAGTTTCGGGATTCGTACGCACAAAGACGACATCGAAACACCGATCGCATATTGGGTTCAATCGCCCGACGGCATCTATGGCGACTGGGTGCCAGCGGATCAAATACAGCACCGCAAGTGCAACGCTGATTCGTCGCTTAAGCGAGGTGTTCCCCTGTTCTGGGGTATCCGCCATAGTCTCGATCGGTCTTACGACATTTTGAAAAACAACTCTTTGGCGATTAAGATACAATCGGCGATCGCGTTGATTCGAAAACACCAATCGAGCAAAGAAGCGGTGCGTAGTTTTATCACCGCGAAACAGCAAGACTCGTTGAACCAAAGTGGATTCAAAGGCGGAAAGGGCGGAAAGTTCAGCAAGGGCGGCGAAAGCGACAACGTGTTCCGTTACCCGGCGGGTTCGATCCTCGATTCGTCCGGCAACATTAGTTACGAATTCCCGACCATTGGTGCGGACCCTGCGAAAAGCGTCGTAGCGTTGCAAGCCGAGTTGCGGCATATCGCGGTGGCGATTCAAATGCCCGAATACATGTTCACCGGCGACGCGTCAAACAATAATCGCGCGTCGAGTAACACTGCTGAATCGCCAGCGATGAAACGTTTTCAACGTGACCAAGAATGCACCGTTGAAGCTGATTTAGAGATCATCGATATGGCGCAAGAACACGCCGTCGCGACGGGTATTCTAGACGAAGCGGATGTCTTGGCGTGCCGCGTCACAGCCGAAGCGCCCGAGTGCGAAACGCGTAGCCGACTGGACGACGCGCGAATCCGTCAGATCGATATGGGCCTAAAAATCCTATCGCCGCAAACCGCAGCGAGTCAAACAGGAAACAATTACGAACAGGAACAAAGTAACATCGAATCGCATGCCGACCGCGTCGGCGATATCAACGGGCTTTCTGAATCGGAACTTAGTAGCGGGTTATTTAGCTAATGCTTTCAATCATCGATCAACGGCTCGCCGCGAAGCAACACTTGCGGCAAATCGAAACGATGATCCGTTTAGAGCGTACCGCAAACGCGGCGGTTAAACTTTTCGTCGATGCAGGTATCGACATTGTTAACCTGGCGTTGGAACAACCGACGTTAAATACATTGCGGCAATTGTCGGTCGGGTTGTTTCAATTGAAGTTCCGCGAAGTCGCGCAGTTGCTTGCGAATGATTACCGCACCATCGCGGACGGAACTTACGCCGCGACGGTCGATACGTTGATCGACACAATACCGCGTAACTTTTTCCGCCTATCGTCGGCGGCGTTGGCGCGTTTCGAGTCAGTTGAGGACGTCACCGAAAACGAAGATTTGATTCGGTTTATTCGCGCGATCGCTGACGGGTTGTTGCTCGACAACTTCACCGAACCAATCGCGCAAGGGCGGCTAAAAGATCTAAGCGACGATCAGTGGAAACGTCTGCTTAAAAGTATAATCTTTAAAGCACCCTCGCGCGATCGCGTTACGGAACTGATTAACGAGAACGACGAAGCGGGTCGCGGTTGGGTTAACCGCCTGGCGATCTTATCGCGAAAAGTAAACGACGT